GTGTAAATGCTTTTTATATGTCGGAAGAAGATTTAATATCTATCGTAATAGGTGGGCAAATATATGAATTAGAATACAATAAAAATTTGTATAAAGTTATAAAAAAGTATTTCACTGCAATAAGTTTTAATTAATGATACTAAAAGAACTATCAAAAAAAGATAAATATTGGCGTAGTATAGCGTACAATATTTGCAAAGATAAAGACCTTGCAAAAGATTTAGTACAAGATATGTATTTAAAAGTTTATGAAGTATCAAAAAAAAGAGATTTAGAGCCAAACGATTATTATATTATTATAACAATTAAAAATCTATTTCTTGACTATTGCAAAGAGAACAACAAAAAAGTAAGTACTGAAACATTATTTTATTTAGAAGATAATAATACTAAATATGAGTTAAGTGATGAAGAAGTTAATATATTAAATAATCTTACATTTGTTGAACGTGAACTATTAAGGCTTAATGAAACAATGAGCTTTCACGAGATACAAAGAAACTTTAATATAAACTATCAATTCGCAAGACGTGTAATACTAAACGTAAAAGATAAATATGGCAAAGCAAACAAGAGGTAAAAGAAAACCAAAAGGGCTTGGAGATGTAATAGAAAATATTACAGAAGCAACAGGTATTAAGGCATTAGTTGAGGCATTTACTCCAGAAGGTAAAGATTGTAATTGCGACAAAAGAAAAGAGAAACTAAATAAACTATTTCCAATAAAAACCAAAGCTAATTGTTTTAGCGAAGAACAATATAAAACATGGAAAGAATTTAAAGAGGTTAGAACATTAAGAATATCACACGAACAAATATTAATGATTTGTGAAATGTACTCTAACATATTTAATTTACCTTATTGGAAGCCGAGTTGTTTTAATTGTGGAGGAACAGCAAGGGCAATTGGCACGATGATTGATAAGTTAGATGTAGTTTATAACACTTATGAAAATTAACTAAATAAATATAAATTATGAAAACAATTAAAATTTTATTATTATTAGCATTTGCATCATTGTTAATGAGTGCAAGTTGTTCAAGCGACGAAGTAGAAACTGTTTGCGATTGTCAAGAAGTTAGATATACTTTAAGTCCTGGCGATATTAATTATCAATATCATAGTACTATTGACAGACCAGAGTTAGACTGTGACGACGAAGATTTATTAATACATTACAACGGATTTTATCACGTTAAAATAGAATGTGATTAAATCAATTATTGAATTATATTGATTATGGATAAAAGAAAAAACAATGGCGGAAATTCTACCAAGTCAAATGGAATAGATAAAAGGAAAAACAAGTATTTAAATCTATTAGAAGAAGCCTCTACCGAAGAAGATATAATTAAGGTAATTAAAAACCTTAAAAATATAGCTATGAAAGAAACAGACATTCAAGCTATTAGATTATATCTTGAGTATTATTTAGGTAAGCCTAAAGAAACTATCGAAACAACTCACAATATTAACGACTTCAATATAAAAGAATTGTTTAAGGTTGATAAAGATAAATCATAAATACAACTTACTTGGTTCTGATAGTAGATACTTTGTAATTACAGGCGGTAGGGGTTCTGGGAAATCATATTCTCTTAACTCCTTTTTGCTATTGCTAACGTATGAAGTCGGACACGTTATATTATTTACACGTTACACTTTAACATCAGCACACGTTTCAATTATACCAGAGTTTTTAGATAAGATAGAAACAGCTAATCTAAACAACGATTTTTATATCACTAAAGATGAGATTGTAAATTTAAAAACAGGCTCTAAAATATTATTTAAAGGTATTAAAACAAGTAGCGGAACGCAAACAGCAAACTTAAAATCCTTGGCAGGTGTTACAACTTGGGTATTAGATGAAGCAGAAGAACTAAACGATGAAGATACTTTTGATAAAATAGACTTTTCAATTCGTGCAAAGAATATACAAAATAGAGTTATACTTGTTTTAAATCCTGCGACAAAGGAACATTTTATTTATAAGAAATTCTTTGAAAGCAAAGGCGTAGAAGCAGGAAGTAATTTGATAAACAAAGATACTACTTACATACATACTTCATATTTAGACAACTATAATCATCTTTCTGAAAGTTTTTTAAATAGAATAGAAGATATGAAGAAAAACAACCCTGAAAAATATAAGCATCAAATACTTGGCGGTTGGTTAGATAAAGCGGAAGGTGTTGTGTTTACTAATTGGGAGTTTGGAGAGTTTAACCCTAACAACTTACAAACCTCTTATGGGCAAGATTTTGGTTTCACAATAGACCCTACTACATTGGTTGAAGTTGCAATTGATAGAGGTAAAAAGATAATTTATGTTAAAGAACATTTATACAAGAATAAATTAACCACTTCTGAAATAGCTGATATAAACAAGAATATTGCAAAACATAGTCTTATTGTCGCTGATAGTGCAGAACCTCGATTAATTGAAGAGATTAGGCGTTTAGGTTGTAATATAGTAGCTACACAAAAAGGAGCTGGAAGTATAAATGCAGGAGTTGAGCTTATGAAAGACTATAAAATAATAGTCGATAACAATAGTAATAATATAGCTAAAGAGTTTAATAACTATGTTTATGTAGATAAGGGTTCTAAATTGTATATTGATGACTATAATCATATTATTGATGCAATACGTTATAATGTATTTTTCCATTTAGGTAGAAACTTTAGCATAGATATTCGTTAACGTGTAACAAAAAACATAAAAATTAGTTTTAATAGTATGAAGATTAAATTGCCAGAGAATAAAAACGAAATAACATTAGAACAGTATATTAAGTATGCTTCATTATATCAAAGTTATGAAGCTAATGAAATAGATGTTTATACTTTCAATAGACGTGTTTTAGAATTGTTTACGCCATTAACATATAATCAAACTTCTAAAGTTAGCCAAGTAGATTTTGAGTTTTGTTTAGAGCAAATTAACAACGCTTTAAATGAACAAGCAGAATTTAAAAATATATTTAAAATTGACAATGTAGAGTTTGGTTTTATTCCTAACCTAAATAATGTTTCAACACAAGAGGTTCATTTTTTAGAAGCGTTAGACGGTTTGAATATTGGAGAGTTTGTAGATGCAAGTAACTCAGCGAATAAAACAGAAGATTTACATAAGTTAATGACTGTATTATTTAGACCGATAACAAATAAAGATGCGTTTGGTAATTACGAAATAGCAGAATATAACGGAAGTAAACAATATAAAGACGTAATGTTAAAGATGCCCTTATCAGTTGTTGACGGTGCATTGTTTTTTTTTATCAATTTGTCAATAGAATTACAGAATTATATCCAGAAATCTATTCAAGCGGAACAAAAGAAGGACAAGTAGCAAGTGATTATTTTAGCAAGTGGGGTTGGTATGCTACTATTTCTGAAATTGCAAAGGGTAATATATTAAAAATTGATAAGGTTTTAAAAATGAACGTACACGAGGTACACATATTTTTGGCTCATAAGATTGACAAACAAAATTTAAAAGCTAAAATAATGAAGCAAGGAACAAACGCAAACGTAACACAATTATAAGATGAATGCTTATTCTCAAATATTAATGTACTTAAAGCAATTAGCAGAAAATGACAGCTTTGTTAATACAGTTAAGCAGGGCGAGATTAGTGAATTAGATATTAATAAAACAAATATATACCCATTAGTTAATATTGCTATTACAGGGGCTAATTTTAGCAACGGACAAACAGTATCTTTTAATTTAGATATAAGATGTTTAGCACAAAGAGATATTAACAAGGAAGTAGTTATAGATAAGTTTTGGAAGAATGACAATGAAGTAGACAACTTAAACGAAACACTTGCTGTTTTAAATAGAATGTGGACTACAATGTATCGAGATTTTGATGATAGAAATATTAGTGTAAGTTCAGACCCAAGTTTAGAACCTTTAATTTATGACGAGAAAAACATTTTAGACGGTTGGGCGTTGACTACTACTATTGAATTACCAAACACAACTTTAAATTTATGTCAGTAGAATTAGAACTTAAAAAGTTTGGGGACTATATTAAAAAACAAAGTCGCACCAACTTAACAAAGAAGAAGAAAAACGATACTAAAGGACTTTATAACTCTATTGATTACAAGTTAGAAGTTTCAAAGAATAGTTTTAGTTTATCTTTCGTTATGGATGAACACGGAAAGTTTATTGACAAAGGGGTTAAAGGTGTTAGTAGTTCAAGAAAAGCACCGCAAAGCCCTTACAAGTTCGGAACAGGTACAGGTAAAAAAGGAGGCTTAACAAATGGTATTGACAATTGGGTTAAAAGAAAACGCATACAATTTAAAGACAGAAAAAGCGGTCGGTTTATGAGTTATAAAAGTACAGCATTTTTAATTCGCAATTCTATTTGGAATAAAGGACTTGAAACAACAAACTTTTTTACCAAACCTTTTGAAGCTGCGTTTAAAAGATTACCAGACACTTTAGTTGAAGCGTTTGGTTTAGAAGTAGATAATTTACTAAATTTTACAACAAAGAAATGATAAAAGCATTAAGCCCTTATTGGATAGAAATACCTTTTGTGAGCCCAAATACTTCTTTAACCTGCACAGATTTTGCGTTGCAGGTTTTCGTATGGAATGGCGAGAAGTCAAACCTACCTGCAACACCAAGCTACGAAATAACAATTAAAAATGCTACTTCAAGCACAGGCAACAGCAGAGTAAACATATCTAATTTAATAGCCGACTTTATAGATTTTACTCAACAAGAAGGGACAACAACCGAGTTAATAGATGGCAACAATCAAAATTGGGTATCTTGGCAAACTTTTTACACAACTTCAAATCCATTAGACGCAACAAACCCAAGCAACATAAATACACAACTTATGTTAAGGGGTTACTCATACGGAATGGATGGAGAAAATGCGACAACACCAGCAAACAAAATTCTTTTAAGTGGAAATGAATTTAAAGTTAATAGAAACGGTGTTTTTGTTTTACCTATTGAAACTGAACAAACAGCAACACCAACACCAGAATTAGTTTTAACTTCTGTTGTTTTAGATAGTGGTTCAGATTATACATACAACTACACAATTAACTTTGATATAACAAAGAGGTCTTGCGAATATAAGCAAACTGGCTCAACAGATTGGGAATTGGCTTTAATAACAGGTATTGGAATTGATGAAGTTACTGCAACTATACCGCTAACAGGAAGTGTCGATTTTAGACTTTCTTTTTATGATGTTTTAAGCAATACGCAAGTAAGGTCTAACATAATAACTTTAGTAATATGATAATAACAGTTATATCTTATCCAAATAATGAAATTAACTTTTCAGAAGATGTTGGAGATACTTTAAATAGTTTTGATTTTATAAAATATATGTGGGTTGATGTATCAGAAGCACCAACGGATGAGTATATTGAAATAACTTATAATGGAGAAACAATTACTTTATTAATTGAGGACGAATGCAGATACACACCTATCGATATATTCTTTCAAAATAAAGAAGGTGCTGAACAAGTTTTAACATTTTTTAAAACTCAAAAGGAAAGTATAAGCATTACGAGTGAGGAATACGAAAGTAACAACGGACAACCAAATTTAGGTAATCATCAAATAACTAAATTTAATGTTCAAGGAAAAACAAAATTTAAAGTTAGTAGCGGATTTGTAAGTGAACAAACAAATGAAGCGTTTAAACAACTTTTATTAAGTGAAAGAGTATGGAAGTATGAAAGTGGAGTTTTTACGCCTTTAAACATTGCTACTACTTCTTTAGAGTATAAGACAAGGCAAAACGATAGGCTAATAAATTATGAAATTGATTTTAACTATGCGTTCAACGAAATAAACAATATTTAATGTTTACATTATACATAGGAAACGATAAGCTCGAATTGTTTGGTAATGAAAGTATAGAACTTACTTCACAGGTTAGTTCTATTTCTGATATTACAAAAAGTTTTGCGGACTTAACTAAAAGTTTTACCGTTCCAGCTTCAGCAATAAACAACCAAATATTTAAGCATTATTACAATGCAAATATAAATAATACTTTTGACGCACGTACAAAGGTAGAAGGACGCATTGAGCTTGACGGTATGCCGTTTAGATACGGAAAATATAGACTTGAAAAAGTAAGTGTTAAACAAGGTAATCCTTATGCTTATACTTTACAATTTTGGGGCAACACAATTAACTTAAAAGACAAGTTAAAGAACGATGAATTAAACGCATTAGACTTAACAGCATACGACCACGAATACAACTCAACAAATGTAAAGTTAGGCTTAACTGATGGCTTGTTTAGTGGTAATATTAAATATTCATTATTTGCAAAGAAACAATATTACTATAATGCTGATGGTTCAGACGACACGTTAATACCTACTTTAGCGAACATTGCTTTTGATAATGGCGGAAACGCTGGTATTTTATGGAATGATTTAAGACCAAGCATAAGTTTATTACCAATTATAGAGGCAATAGAAACTAAATACAATATTGTTTTTAGTCGTGATTTTTTTGGACGTGAAGAATTTACAAAGTTATATTTGTGGTTAAATATAAATTCAATAGCAGCAGGAGAAAAAACAGAACAACTAATAAATTGGGATAGTGGGAATGGTTCTGATTTTGGACTTTCAAATATTACGGATTTATGGAATAATTATACTGATGATGATTTAGTTACTATTGGTTCGCAATATTTTCAATATAAAATTTCAATAAATCCATCCGCAGCATATTTAGGAGTTAGTTATGATATTGTAGTAAAAAACTACGGAGAAGAAATATACAGAAATACATTCACAGGCGATGCAAATACTGAATTCATAACAATTAGAACAAGTGCCTATAATGATTTTGAATTATCTTTTTTTGTTTCTTCCTCTGAAAGCATAGAGTATTCTGCTTCTATTTTATTAAGAAGAAAAACACTAACAAGTGCAGGTGTTTATTCAACTTTTGATAGACAAAGTTTTGCGAGTACTAACTTCTTAATTGACACTTTTAATATAAGCGCTAATCTGCCTAAAATAAAAACAATAGACTTTCTAACAGGTTTGTTTAAAATGTTTAAATTGGTTGTTGTTGCAGAGGATAGCGGAACAATTTATATTAACACAATTAATGATTATTATGCAGAGGGTTCAGTACATAATTTAACAAAATATATTGATACTGAAAATGTAGACATTGAAAGAGGTAAACTTTTAAACCCTATTAACTTTCAATTTCAAGAGCCTACTACATTGTTAAATACTCAATTTGAAAAGAATACAGGGCAAGCATATGGAGATGAGGAATTGATTTTAGAAGATGAAGCAGGGGATCAATTAGACGGGGAAAGCTACGATGTACAATTACCATTTGAACAAATAGTATATGAAAGGTTAATTGATTTAGTAGATAATTCAAATACAAATATAATGTATGCGGGAGTTTTTGATGAAACAATAGCAGGTCAAAACCCAAAACCGCATTTATATTATAGTGAAAGTGTTTCGATAGGTTCTAAAACAATAGCATTTATAAACGATAGCGGAATAAAAGAGGAATTAACAACGAGTATAAATATACCAAGTCATACTTTAGGGTTTGTTGAGCCTCAATTTAGCACCGTTTTTGGCAAAGAGGTAAACGAATGGAACGGAGAAGTTATACAAAATACTATCTATTCTAACTATTATAGTAGCTATATTACTTCTGTGTTTAACATTAAGAAAAGAGTGTTTAAATATTCGGCTTATAACTTGCCATTAAGAATAAGATTGTCTTTAAGACTAAATGATGTAATACAAATACAAGAAGATTTTTACAGAATAGATAAGTTTAGTACTAATCTTTTAACAGGTAAGACTTCATTTGATTTAATTAACTCTTTTGACAATGTTATTAATGGGTTTAACGCAGATAGAACAATTGTAACTGTAAATTACCAAGCTCAAACAGATAGCATTTATGTAACAAATGGCGGTAATTTTAGTTTTAATAAAGTAGATACTGGTAATGGTATTAGTTGGGTTGACGTTTCAAGTACTGGGAAAC